TGAAACCAATGATAGAAGCAGCAGCTGTTCTTTCAGCCTCAAGCATAGTCATCTCTAGGTAATCAGTAAAACGAGCGCGAGTATCACCCTCAGCTTTTAGGTACCATAGGTAACCATTCTGTCCTTCTTCACCTGAAATTTCAACCCAACCATTTTGTGAAGCGTCAGATCCAGAGATCTCGTAGTAATCCTTCATAATGATTGGCTTGTTAGTGTACGACTTAAACGTAGGTGTTAAAGCAGTACGTCTTTCAGCTTCTGCAGCACCAGTGATGCCAGCGTAAGCAGCTCCTTTACCGTACTCAGAACCGATAACTAGTAATGTAGCTGTACCGTCAGATAACGTTGATAAAGCAGCTGTAGCGTAAGGCTCAACAGTAACAACAGCTGTCGCTGGAGTCTCTACTACTAATGCTTTAACTACAACGCCGTTTTGCGCGATTAAAACGATATCGTTAGTACGGATACCGTGACTAGCTACAGCGAAACCATTTTCACCGTCAGCTGACCCATCAATATCGTGAGTAACTGTAAATGTACCGTTTGTATCACCGTCAGCATCTACTGTACCAACGTATGATAAGTGTAGACGAGATTGCTCAGACCAAACAACTTGGTCAGATGTCATCGCCTCTTCAGCACCTACTTGAGCTAAGAATCCTGAAATAGTTCGGTTTCCGAATACCTCAGCCTCTTTCTCCATTAGGTCTGGTAAATATTGTTGCTCCCAACCGGTTGAACCGCTTGCGAAGTCAATGTAGTTGCTTGATAAAGTCTGCTGTTGTGCAGATGGAACTTTATTAAGCAACGCTCCTGCAGTAATTGCCATTTTAATTTTGTTTTAAATGTTATTTTTTATTCTTTAATTTGAACTTAAAAGAATTGGTATCATCACCTAACACTTTAAACTTAAGGCCTCCTGTTTCAATAACCCCATGCGTTTGCCTAGGATCCATATTAACATTTTTAGTTTTAGCCACGCTTTCTTTTATAGCGTCAGCTTTTCCTTGTTCGTAAAAGTGTTGAGCAACGGCGTCAGCATTCATAGCGGTATACAAGCTTTTGTGATAACCCTTAGCGTCTTTCATTACATTATCTTTATCAAGAAACTTTCCAATAAAGTTATTAATGTCGCTTTGAGTTGACTTAATTTGATCTGCGTCTTTAACATTAAACCTAAATCTCTTGTCACCAACGTTATATTCAAAACCTTTGAATTTATCGTTAAATAACTGTTCGGTTTGCTTGTTAAAAACGCTTGCTTGATTTTCAACTACCTTTCGCTGTTCTTCCGATTCTTTACCGTATCGATTGAAAAAATCAATTGCTTTCTGTTGATCTTCTGTAAGATTACTTCCAGCTTTAATTTCTTCGTAGTATTTAGACTTTTGCCCGTCTAAGTAGGTCTTGGCCTCGGCAACTTGCTCTTTGAGGGCCAATTTTTTTCTTTTAATATCTTTTTCGTTATCTATGTCTTCGTCATAAGAAAACTTATCTTCCATCATGAAGCTAACTTCTTCAGGCGTAAGATGAGGTTTAGTTTTTACATAGTATTCACGAAGTGCGTCTTGATCGTCAATATCTTTAACATCTCGATTAAGACGTACGTAGTCTTGTATGTCACCGCCAGTATCAGTCATAAAGTCTATTAACTTTTGAACACCTTCTGGAATAGGTCGACCTGTAGCTTGAGCTTCATCAATAGCTTCAGAAACTTCTGCCTTAATATCTTCAACCTGCTCCTTACTTACTTCCTCTAGTACTGGTGATTCTTCTTGTGTTTCTCCTTGCGGTTGTACTTCGTTTTCACTTTGTGCGGCGTTGGCATCTTCATCGACTCCAACCACTCCTGAGTTGTCAGTGTTATTTTCTTTAGTCTCATTGGTTACTGGTGGTTTACTTAAATCTATTTTGATAACATCTGGATTATCTTTACTTTCAAATTTTTCTAAATCAAGTTCAGGTGTTACTTCTTCTACAGCCTGTTCTTGTGGTGTTTCGTTTTCGACCTCGTTGATTACTTCTTCAAGATCTGTTTGATTTTCATTTTCCATGATAAAATATTATATAATTAATTACCTATTTGCGGGTTAAAATCGTCTAGTCCAACGCCACCTCCAAGTACATCATTACCTGAAGATTCAAACTTTTTAGCGCTTGCTTTAACTTTTTCTCGCTTATCTTTACCTTTTTCTTTCATACCTTCTATTCTTTCACTAGAAGATCTTTCTTGATCGCGCAATATACTGTTAAGTTCAAACTCATATTGCATTAGTTCTTTTTTCAACTTAACCTCTTCTTGTAAATAACTTACTTTATTTTGAGACTTAAGTGTTTCTATTTGGAGGTCTGCTTGAGTTTTTGCCTGATTTTTTTGTATCTCAGCTTGAGCAGCGGCTTGTTGAGCTTGCGCATTTGCTTGTGCTTGCGCCTCCATGTTTTGTTGCTGGATTTGTTGATCTCGTTCTTGTTTCTTTCTACGCTTTATTTTTAATAACTTATTAGCTAATGGTAAACTTCTAATTTCTCGAATATCAATAGCGTCATCTAAATCTATTAGCTGTTGCGCTAAAGCGGTTTGAATATTATTTTCAAGTAACTGCTTTTCATCAACATCTGGTTCTAGTTCAATAAATATACCAAAGTCATATAAATATAACTCAGACATTTCTGATAGCGTAGCAACATTGTGCTTGCCAATAGATTGAGCAAATACTTGCGCTGTAGGTGAATACTCTAATATATCAGATATTCTAAGCGACAAAGCTTCAGCTACTTGAACTGTCAAGTATTGAGAACCTAAAAGTATATGACGAGTAGCTACATTTGAATTTGCAGCAGCTAATTTTTGTACGCCAACTAAAGCTTTAGGATCTGGCATACTTGCGTCTCTAGCTTCGTTAAGACCAGTTACATCACGTATCATTTGAAGATAATAGTTGTAAGTCTGTATCAGGCTTTGTATTTTGTTTTGACCTCCAGAGTTAGCTATTTGTTGAATAGGAATTTTACCTGGATTTGGATCGCCATCTTGAGTAAATGACCTACCAATTACACTACCAGTTTGGAAGAACATGTTAAGAGCTTCTTGTGGATTGTAGTTTGTGCCATTACCTAAATCTATTTCAGCAAGTCCGTCTGCGTCAAGGTATACTCCGTCTGGTACCATGCGCGACATAACTTGCTGTAATTTTAAATGCGTAAGTTGAATCATGTCAGCAAACCCTGTAATTCTGCTAACAAGAGATTCAATTTTATTATTGTACATACGAGGTGCTACAATAGTATAGTTCATCTTAACTTTATTAAGATTACTTTTGCTACGCATCATATTCTCGCATTGATTCCAAGAAAGCAGTTTATCAGTACCTAGTACCATAGCTCCTTCAAAAACGGTTTCTACTTTACGCTGAAGTTTCATAAAACCTACCTGCTTGTCCTCTGGAGGATTAAAATTCCCGTCTTTCTTGATAGCTTTTTCACCTCCTGTAGAAGTTTCTTTAACCTTATAAACCTCGTTCATAAACGTTTTATGATTAAAGTAAAGTACTTGTACTTTATTTTCGTCTCTAACTTCTATTCTATTATACCCGCCTTTTGATTTACGGTGACTTTTTTTAATAGACTCTAAGTCTGATTCAGTTAAATTGGGAAACTGCTTAACTAGTTCGTTTATAGGAATACTTTTAATTTCACCAACGTAATATATATCGTCAAAATAAGGTGAATCAGTATAAGAGTAAACTAAATCAGCCGGATCAACATACTCCACAGTAGCGCCATCACTAGTGTTAAATCCAGTTTTTACGCAACCTATTCCTAATACTGTAAGATCGTATATTAACCTACGTCTTGTTAAATCGTAGCTGTTGCCTTCAAGTAGAACGTTAATAGCTTGCTCTTCAGCTAATTCTACTGCTTGCTTGTAATTAAGCTGCATGTGAAGCTCTAGCTCTTCTTGTGTTTCAGGAAGATCAATAACACCGCTTTGAGATAAGTCAAAACCAAATAGTTCTTTTGCTTTTGAATTAAATCCTTTTGCAGTCATATCAGCCATTAACATCTCCATGTAAGCGGTTCGCTTAGCCACGCCATATTGATCTTGCGAATATGCTTTGATATTAAATAGTCTTTCTGACATGCCGTTTACAACAATGTCAACAAACTTTGGTATAATAGGTACTGGTTTCCAATCTAAGTTAAGATAAGATAAATCTCCATTAATTGACAACTCATCTTTATATTTTTGGACTGATTGTTCTCCTCTAGCGTATAGTCTTAGTCTATGATATCTATCATGCGTATCCATATACCTATTAGACTGCATACCATTGAACCATTCTTGCTCAATTGCCTTTGCAACTTTTAACCCGTACTCAGGGCTAAGCTTTTCAATGTCGCTTACAATCTGGGAAGGAAAATTTACATATACCGATTCAGCCATGCTTATTTAATTATCTGGGACGTATATCCCTCATTATCGTATTTTGCTATATTTAAATTCAAAGATTGTCTTTCAATTTTAGGGTTTGGTGCGTATAAGTGTCTGTTGCAAGCCATAATAGCAAGGCCAGAACTTATAGTAGCATCAAACTTAGTTCTTTTATTTATGTCAAATCTAGACCAGTCGTTTAATAGCTCGTTAAAATATACTGTACCATATTGTCCATCACCTAAGTGACCTACGTGATTCTGTATATACATTTCAACAGCGGACGCGTGAGCTTGTTTAATATCTTCACTAGAGTTTGGTATACCACCAACCTCTTTTTCTGCTACTGATAACTTTTTCCAAGTTTTATCTGGTCTATTCATACTGTAACCTCTATATCCTCTACGTCGTAAATAATATAGTAATCTAGGCTTGTTGTTCTCTGCAAGTAGTGGCATACCATAAAACACTAATGCCATTAATACATCTTCAAAAAACATCTCTGCGGTTTGGGGTCTTGCTATGTATTCTAGGAAAAACGTGCTTGATGGCGCGTCTTCCATAGAGAATTTTGTTAATCCGTGTAAAGCACCTTTCGAGCCGCGACCGTCAACAGTACCACTAATGTCGTAGCTATCACAGCCAAAGGCTCCGATATGTTCATTTGCAGGGTATTTAATTCCATTTTTTATTATTTGTTTATTTTGCAAGTGAACCGGCGGCACCCAGCTTACTTTAAATCTGCCTGTAGGATCTGGATGAAAAACAACTTGCGTGTCTTTAATACCATTTACCCAACCAAAACTACCCACGGTAAAAGGAGCGCTGTGTCTACTTCCTTCGTTGTAATCTATTTGTTCGTATATTTTAATTAAATTAAATATACTGTTTTTAGTTTCATCTCTAAACGCGTGTTCTTCAGTACGTGGAAATTGTCTGTAAAACTCGTTTAACGCATCTTGATCGTCTCTTAATCCTTCGGCCTCGTTGTCCCAATTAGTTATAACACCTACATCTATTAGTTCACCGTCTGGTCCCAGTCGTTCATCATTACCTGGATTATCAAAGACTGGAAGTCCGTACTCGTCAATAAATCCTTCATAGTTCCATTCCATTGGGATAAAGAGAGAATAAAGCCCAGACTTCGTTTGTCCATTACGATTTCGTTTTGTGACGTCAGAATCATTGTATAGTTTTTTAAAGTTATCTCCACCTTTATCAAGTGCATTACTAGTTGAACCCATCATGC